TACTAATGGGTGTAATCCATTATCTTCTAACTGTGTAGTATGGCAGGGACCGGATATTCCATGTCTGGATATTTGTAATGGTTCTACTATAAGTGATGTTGTAGCTGTTCTAGCTCAAACATTATGTGATAGTATTTCAGGAAGTATTACAATGGCTAAAGATGTAGAAATTGATACAATTATACAAAAATGTTTAGCAACAGAAAACGGACGTAATGCAGATAATGTTCAAGAATTATTACAATGGATCATAAACAAATTATGTGAACCGCATGAGCATGAAGTTCCTACTAGAACATATGAAGAAATCTGCGCTTTTGCTTCTACTTGTTTATTACCTTTACCTGCTTGTGCTCACTATACAGTGGGAGGATTTAATACAGCAACAGTTAGAACTGCTAGAGCTGCGGTAGGAGGACCTGGAAATATGGCTCCAATGAATGAAGCTCCAACTATTGATAGACCTGGTAGTGTAACAGTATCTAGTTCATCTAGTTCATCATCATCATCTAGTTCATCTTCAGGACCAAATACAGTTAAACCTGGTACAAGTGCTGCTGGAGCTGGTAATGAATATGGAGGTACTACAATAACAGAAGAAGTACTATATGATGCAAATACCAATTCAGGATGGGTAATTACAATGGGTAATATGGTATGTGGTTTAGTAGGATCTATTCAATCTATAACAACTACACTTAACAACCATGAACAAAGAATCTCATATATAGAAAGTCACTGTTGTGGAGGAACAACAATTGGAACAACAGTTACACCAACAGGTGGAAATACTGTACGTCCAGAAGCAGTTGATACATTTGGAGATCCTGTATCTCCTGTAGGTTCTGGTCCAACTACAACAGTAAATTCAACTATATCAACAATAGATCCTGGTAAACAAAGAATGGCAGGTACAGAACAAGTTGTAGCAACATACTTCCAAGAAAAAGGTAGAGTTGTTTCATCTGGAACAATGGCAACAATGGTTGAAAAAGCTGTATTTGAATTAAGAAGAGCTACAGGTGTAGCAACTGATTTAAGATCTGCTATAGCTTATCAACAACAAGGTTTAGGTGCAGAAGATAGATTAAACGGAAAAGGTTCTATGAACAATCTTCCTGGATTTAAAAGTTCTCCACGTACAGTTGCTGATTCAATTCAAAACTTATGGATAACTACAAATGACATGAGAGCAGCTGTATCAGACATGTCAAAAAAGATAGCACCATCAGCTTGTCATGATATTGTATTTGATTGTCAAGCAAATATTGTAAGAACTGATGGTGGAGCATGGAAACATTTAGCACTTGATTTTAGAGGAAGTGATATACCAGCAGGATATCAAGATTGCGGAAAAGGAATGAAAACAAAGATTGTTATATCAGATGCTGCATTAAACACATGCACATTTTATGTACAATTAACAGATGATCAACAAAATAATGGACCATGGACAACAACAGAATTACCAGGATTAGATCTAACAAGTAATTTTGTAGTAACTGTTTATTTCTGTGTTACTAATGATACAAATGAATGTAGTGAAAAAGTAGCAATAAACGTTGCTAATACAAGTCCTTGCCCTTCTTTAAAAGCTTCCTCTGTTAGTGAAACAGAAGTATCATATACTTATTCAAATATTGCTGTAGTAAGTGGAGGATCTGCTTTTATTACTGTTAATTTATTAAATTCATTAGGATCAGTAATTCAAAGTAGACAACATACAACATGGGCAACAGGTCTTACTGGAACTTTTACAGGATTATCAGCAGGAACTACATACCAATTACAAGTTCAAATAACAACTAAAGCTGGACAAACAACAACATGTCCAACAGATACTATAGCTACAGATGCTCCAGCATGTACAGGAGCAAGAATTATGGCTAAAGGTTTTTCTAATACATCAACTGATCAAGGTACAAATGCTAATACATTAACTCTTGCTGATTATTATGATGCTGGTACAGGATTTATGTGGAATTGGACAGCAACATTTGATACTAGTGGATTACCAATGGTATTATATACAAATACAACTCCTGCATCTCCACCTTCAGTAACATGGAAGCATGCTGGTGATTTTGTTTCTTTAGATCCAACAACACCAATAACATGTGGTGAAACAACATATACTGCTGCGGGAATGAGAACAGGTAGTAAAGACAGTGGTTGGAAATACATAAATGCATTAACAGATGCAAGCGGTAATGTTTATTATATATATGCATTAATAGATTCACTTACAAATGAAGTTCTTCAAGTTGTATTCTGTTGTGACTGTAAAAATATAACTATAAAACCTGATAATCCTTTCGGAGTTTATTATTGTATAACAGGTGGAAAAGCACAAATTAAAATTAAAATAGTTGGGGATACATCAGATTCAACAATACTTCCAACTTGGAATGTATTTGGACAACCATATCATGGTCAAGTAGTTTATGATGAACCTAGCTCTACTCCAAATGAAGCTGTATTTAACTACATACATAATGGTAAAACATGGACTTCAGATTCTTTTACTTGCGCGTTAAAAACTTCATGTGGTATAACTAATAAATTAAATGTACCAATAATTAGAGCTAATCCATTAAGATTAAAAGATGCTGATATTTTTGTGTATTTAGATACAACAACAATTGCATATACAGAAGCTGTAAAAATTAAAAATACAATGGCAACTGTTGCAACTGCTTTACAAAATACATGTGGTTATAATGGTAATGTATACTATATACCAGTAGCAACTCTTGGTACAGGTAATCAAGAACCAGGAGATTACATAAAACACTTAAAATCTATAATAGATCAAACAGGTGGTGCTACTGGTAAAAGTATTGCTATTGCAGCAGGTGTTGGAACTTGGGATGATTGGAAAAAAACTCCTATTTATTGGACTGCAGGTCATGGAGAATGGGCTCCTAATAATATAGTATTCTCTTTTGTAAATCAAGTAGGATCAAAAGGTCTTTATGGAGGAGCTACATTAGGAACAGGTTGGAATACACCAACTCAACCTACTACTGCAGGACATGCAGCTGTTAATAATGCTAAATATTTAGAAGATTACTCTGCTCTTATGGATATTGTAAATGGAGGTGCTAGTTCTAAATGGGCTAGTGATGTACAAACTGCTGGAACATGGAAAGCAGAAACAGGTGCAGGTAATAAAGATAATAGACCATTTAACTATGCTCATATGGTTATTAATATGATCACAGGAACAGCTGATTTAAGCGCAGCAGCAGCATTACAAATGATAGGTGCACAAATGGGTAACAAAATGCAAGCAAGAGAATTCTTTGGATTTAAAATAGGTGGTAATCAATATCCAATTGATTTACAATCTTATATGTTAGACGGTGTAGCAACTTCACCAGTACCTTATACAGGTAATGATACAGGAACACCAGTTAATGCAGTAATAGGTTTGCAGAAGTTTGATTATACACCTCATTGTTATTTTGAAAACGGAATAGATTGGGATACAACTAATGAAGCTGTTAAAACAGCATTTTTAGGTATGTTAGGTGTAACAGAAAATGTACCTTTACCAGCATCATGTCCTTCTGATTCAGCTCACCCAAGAATGGATGGTAGTAGTACATATCAGTTTAAAACAAATGATGGTGGATTAACAGCTTCTCAAAATGCTCAAGCTACTTGTGCGCTTGCAAAAACACCTGGTAATTGTCCATCTACTTTATACATATTTAATAAAAGTGGACTTATATTTGATGCTAATTATAAAGCATACTATACAGAAGCAGGATCTACTTTACAACAAAAAGCTTGGGAATTAGCAGACGGATGGTATGCTGTTTGTGATGGTTCAGCTGGTAAAAAAGTTGCTAGATATAATTCAGGAGGTGGTGCTGGAGCATACTGGCAAGATCAAACATTATGTACTTAACAATTAAAAAATAAAAAAAATGGCTTGTAATACTTGCGGAAATACTACTTCAAATCCATGTGCGTGTCAAGATCACGCAATGACAACACCATGTTCATATGTAGATTGTACAACATATGCTGGACAAGCTCATCCTGAACATTGTTCTGAAATAGTTTGTACAGATTGTATAGCACATTGTAGAAATAATATTCAAGCACCAAATGCTTCTGGTCAATATTTATATGCTTTTGAAGCTGATAAACTAGATACAATAATTCAAAGAATGTTTATATTTGCAACACAACCAAGTTGTTATAATTTATCAATACCTCACATATGGCATGATTCTGCTGCTGTAACAAGCACTACAGTAAAATTAAAATGGGATAGTATTCCAAGTACAGTTACTGGTATAAACGTGCAATATGCACCACTCAATAGTACTACATGGATTACAGATAACGCAGCTCAATTGGTTAATACAGTTGTAGAATATACTGTAGGGGTCACAACACCTTTGATTCCTGCTACTGCATACAAGTTTAGATTAGCAAGTACAGATGGTGCATCAACATGTCATTCTGTAGAATTACAAGTGGCAACAGCAAACACATAACGAGAAGTAGAGATTTTTGTTGGTTTTAACTCTACCATCGTGGAAAGCTCAGAATTCTCTGGGCTTTCTTTTTTTATATATTTTTTGTATATTGCCAACACTTTAATTAAAATAATAAAAATATGTCTTTAAAAGAACGAGTCAGAAATGCACTCAAATGGAAAAAAAATTCAGAGTATTGTTCAGAAAAATTAGGTATAACAGAAGAAGAGTTTGATAAAGTAAAAAAGGAGATTCAAGCAGAAGGAAGAGAAAAAAGAAAAGAAGAAAGAGAAATGGGATATGTAACAGATGATTGTACATCTTCATTTGATGTAGAAAATGGTCAAGGAAAAATTACTGGAATATCTCAAACAGAACCTAAATCCCCAGAAGAAATTATAAAAATATTAAATATTGATACAACACAATGGAAGTTATCTCAATATTGGAATAAACAAATGTCAGATCATTGGCGTATATCAGCTTTAATTACAAAGCTTAAAAATGATGATACTGCTCATATAGAGCAATTATTAGAAAACTGGAAACCAAAAAAATTCTCTCCAGTTAAAAGAATTAAAAGTGAAGGTAAAAAGGATGTATGTGCTATTTTATCACTACAGGATATTCATTTTGGTAAACAAGGTAATGAGACTATAGATAAAGATTTTGAAGAGACTATTATGGATCTTGT